AAAGCAACAGCGACGGCGTTGTCAAAAAGCTCTTTGATTTGATTGGTTTCGGTTTTTGTCATTTGTTTGTTTCCTTTATCTGTCGGGGCGGGGTGGCCGCCCCGGGGTGTATCAATGTTATTTGGCCATTTGGTTTGACAAATTATAAAGCGACTGCAAGCCGATTGCGTCAAACGGGTTGGCGGAGTTTCCGTCGGCGCCGCCGGCAACAATCATGTTTGCCGGGAATTTGACAGAGGCGACAGCCTGAGCAATGCCAACCTTGGTTTTGTATTCCCACTCCGCTGCTTCCTGCGGGGTCAGACCGGCGGAAACTTTCAAACGGTTGGCCTCGGCCTGTGCCTTGCCTTCTGCAAGGATCTTCTCGGCGTCAAAAGTAGCTTTCTCGGCGTTGAGCTTGGCAACGTCTCTGTTTTTGGCCGCCTCGGTCGTTTCGATAATCGCCTTTGCTTTGGCTTCCGCTTCCGCTTTGGCCACGGCTGCTTTTCCCTGTTCGGTAATGGTGATTGTTTCCTGCCGGGCTTTCTCGGCCTGAGAACGGGCGAGAACGGCGGTTTGCTCGGCTTCTTTCTGCGCATCGATAATCTTCAGGATTTTCTCTTCCGGCTGAGGATCTCCCATCACTACCTGCTGGATTTCGATCCCGTATTCATTTAACAGGTTTTTGCCGATAATTTTGGGCTTGCCGTTTTCATCGGTGCGAACCTTGGCCAGCCGATATTTGGTGCCGTCCGGCATTTTAACGTCCTCGTAATAGACGTCATACGCGCCGTTTTGCAGCTGCCCTTCCAAGACGCGGGCGATCTCCGGTTTGCGGGCGGAATATGTATCCGAAGCGGTAAACATCGGAGCCGTTTTGTTGGACAATACGTCGATAGTGTTCTTTTTAATCAGGTTTTCGACGACATTGTCATAAGAGCCGAAGTCCTTATGAAGCTTCAGGCGGGTTGCTTCGTCGGCGGGCAATCTGAATTTTACGGAACCGGAGAAAGTAACCTTTGCGCCGTCTGACATTGTCGTAACTTCCCGAAAGTCAATGTCACCGGAAACTTTATAAGTTGAAATGTCGGCAAATCCGTCCCAGTACATTCCGGGCTTGCTGATAATTGACATTTCGCCGGAGCCGGGAGCCTGACGGATTTTGTATTCCGCATAGTCGTTTGAACCCCACAGGTTACAAGCAACGATAATGCCGATAATGACGACGATGGCGGCAATAATTTCCTTCATTTTTTATCCTTTCATTTGATTTTTTTATAATCTCTGTATGCTTTTTTAACTGAGGCATACACACTCAGAAACGCGCTTTTGAACAGCCAGCAAAAGCCGATCAAAAGTAGGAATATTGTTAAATATCTGAACCACATTGGTTTTATCCTTTTGTCGTTTTTAATTCGTGTTGGCTAGGGGCGAGGGGCTGTATTCCCTTATCTTTTTCAGTTTCTGATTTCTCATTTTCCCCGAAAACTTTTCCTAAAATTTCGGATAAGCTCCCGATTGCAGCGGCATGTTTGATTTCTGGTTTGATATTATTAAAAATCGTAACGAGATCCTTCATTCTCCCGACCGTAGCGTTAACGCCGCGGACGGCATCTTCTTTCTCATTTGATTCTTCGTCGGTCATAGCAATCAACATAAAGGCTTTAATATTTCCTCTTAACTCGTTGAGTTTATAGAGAGCGTTGTCAACCGCGGCTTCTATTTCTTTTCTTTCATTTTCTTCAGACATGTTATTCTCCTTATTTTCAGTTAAATTATTAGTTTTTCATATCCGGATGAGTGTTTTCAAAAATCATCCGTTCGGTTTTTGTGTTTGGCTGATCAAGAAAATTCAGCCGGTTGACCAGGTGCAGAATAATTAAAATTTCTTTCATGCACTGGATTTCATATCTGGCAGCGCCTTCTGTCTTTTTGCCTTGAATAACCAGTTTTGGATAAACGCGTCGCCGGAGTTCGATTTCTCTTTCTGCGCAGTTGATCAGATTTTCGATTTTTTTATGTTTGTCTTTTGCACCGATTTGGTATTTATTGAACATTGTTTGCTACCTTTGGTGGTTTTATTTTTGCGCGGTAATTGCGGGCAGCAATTCTACGGCACTCACGGCAATTGTGAGTTAGTCCGTCTTTTGCTTTCTTGTCGCGGTTAAACAGCATAAGCGGCAGAGTTTTACCGCAAGTCGAACAGATTTTTGTTTCCATCATTCTTCTCCCGATCCGGGAATTTTCGGCAGCCGGCACCAGTAACGGGGACGATGTTTTTCGTTTACGCAGAAGAATTTCTCGCCGTCCCAGTTCATGAGGTCGGGAATATAACGGGGGCAGTCTTCGCGGCCGTTATAATGCGGGTTAGGATAAAGCACCGCAAAATCGATATAGCGTTCGCTTTTAAGCGGCTTAAACTCAGGATAAGGATGCCAGATCATAACAGACTCCCCAGAAAAACGAGAGCCAGGACAATCCCGAGAACGGCTGCTGCGGTAATGTCCGCCGCGGAAAGCGACGGCGCCGGCTTTTGGTAAGTGGCGTCGAAATGATCAAGAATTTCGTTGCTGATATATTTTTTCATGATTCTACCTCCTGAAAACAAGATATCAAAAATTTTTATATTTCGTCAAGATAAAATATAAAAAAAATCTATAAATTTATTTTCCAAGGAGAAAAAATATAAAAAATTTTTTTATAGCGCAAAAAAAATACTGCGAAAAAGCAGTATTTTTTTTAACAAACTATTTGTTTTCTCGCCGTTTATCCAATTCATCGGCAATTATGCGACGAAGGCAGAGGTCTATTTGTGCGATAGTCTCTTCATCAAAGATTTCAAAAATGGTTTGTTTAACTATTTCTATTAAAATTTTTTTATCATCATCAGTCATATTGCTTCCTTTCCTGATTTTAGTTAATTAGGATTTTACGGAAGCAATAATGTAGTGAAGAATGTTCTGTTATTCGTTATTGCCAGTTTTTTTACGGAAAAGAGCGAGCAATTGCTTTTCCTCTTCTGTCAACGGTTGCGGTTGCCACTCAAGCGGCAGCAGTTCGTAAGGTTCACAGTCAAGTGCTTTGGATATTTCGGCCATCTGTTTTATATTGAGAGCGGTTTGTCCCCGTTCAATAGCCGCAATCGTAGGCTGGACATAGCCTAAGCGGTTTGCCAGTTCTTTTTGTGACAGGCCTTTCTCCAGACGCATTTCTCTTACTCTGTTTTTCATATCTTTATTTTATTAAAAAAACTAATAAAAAGCAAATAAAAATAATATAAATAATTTTTATTTTTTTACTTGATTTTATATCAAAATTTTTTATATTAAGAAAAGGAGGTAAAAATAAATGAAATTATGCGAATATTTGAAGGAAAAGAAAATGTCGCAAGCCGATTTTGCAAAAAAAATAGGCGTTACGCAAGGCATTATAAGCTATTACATCAATGGTCGGGGAATGCCGACCAGAAAAAATATGCGAAAAATTATCAATATTACCGGAGGAATGGTAACTGCCGATGACTTTTGTTTTGAAGACAGCGGCGATGGTAATGATTAACGGCGTGACAGTGGCAGTGCCGCCGTCATTTTTGTTTTTATAATTTTTTCAAGGGTTAAAGAAAATGAGCAGGAAGGCCAGGAAGAAAAACAAAAAATCAGAATTAAAGCAGCAGTTGGCGGAGCTTTGGGAACAATTGGAAAGAGAAAAAACGCTTGTTGTTTTATTAAAGAACAGTTGTGAGATGGCAACCGACGGCTGGTGCCAGGATTTGAAATATTGGCGGCGGACGGTGTACTCCGCTATTCGTCGAACAAACCGGTGGATGTGGTTTTCTTTTTTAAGCAACATGTTTTGGATGATCCTTGTTGCGGTGATTTTGTTTGAAAAAGGTAGTGAGTGATGCTGGGTGCGGTTGCTTATATGACGGCTGACGAGAAGCAGGCGTTGCGGGAAAATGTTGAGAGAATGTCAGCAGATGCCGAGATTGATCGGGATGCGGTTTGTGAGGCAATGGCCAAAGGGCATATTTTTATTAACGTTCTAATTCATATTCAGCAAATGAAGAACGGGATGTTGCGGAATATCGGGCTTGAGCCGTTTGCTTTTGAGGCGGCGGATTATATCCGTATCGGACAAAAAGAGACGGAAGAAGACCGACGCCGGGAATTGTCTGTAGTGGTTACCGAAAAGCTTAAAAACATGCCGTCGGATGAGCTGGATCGGATTGTGGTTGACACAAACAAGTTGAACAGCGTTCTTGAAAAAGTTGTGCAACTTCGGGGAAGTGAAAAGGAGCCGGTTATGGATATTGTAAAAGAAGCTGACGAAAAAAACAATGTCGGCGGCATTGCTGTCGACAGGCTACGTTCACTGATCGAACGCATTGAATGTCTGGAAGAAGAGAAGAAAGCACTCTCGGGCGACGTCCGCGACGTATTTGCCGAAGCTAAATCGGCCGGTTTTGACGTCAAGATCATGCGGGAGATTTTAAAATTGCGTAAAATGAGCGCTGCCGCCCGCGACGAACAGGAGTACCTGCTCGACACCTATCGCAAAGCGCTTGATTTGTGAGATTTCCCCTATTTCCTAGCAGGCGGCCGGCCGTCTGTCGTGATGCCTGATCCGAGCGATGGCGCAAACTCGAGGGGAAACGGTTTTTAGAGACCGCATATGAGAGTGAAAATCAGGCAAGCCGGACAATTTTTTAAGGGAGAAATTATGAAAATTTTAGAGCAATACGAAAACAGGATTATCAATGCCTATTGTCTGGATGTTTTAAGAAAATTGCCGGACAAATGCGTTGATCTGGTTTTAACTGATCCTCCGTATGGTATAGGCAACAAATTCACATCGGAATACGGTCTTCAGAAAAGAAAAAGCAAGCGCGGAAGTTTTGATTGGAACGATAAAATTCCGCCCAAAGAGATTTTTGATGAAATCATACGGGTGTCAAAAAATCAAATCATATTCGGCGGAAATTATTTCACGCAATATTTGAGGCCGACAAATGCTTGGCTGGTTTGGGATAAAATCGGGCAATACGACTTGAAAAACCCATTCTCGGACTGCGAGCTGGCCTGGACAAGTTTCTCCTGTACCGTCAAAAAATACACATTTGTCAATATGGGATTTATTTCCGGAAAAGACGAAAAAGGCAAAAGAATTCATCCGACACAAAAGCCGCTGCAGTTGTTCCAGGCTATTTTGCAGGATTTTTCAAAAGCCAGTGATTTGATTTTGGATCCGTTTTCCGGTTCCGGTACCACCGCGGTTGCGGCGCATAATTTAGGTCGGCGTTTTGTATGTATAGAGAAAGATCCGGATTATTGGGCTGCCAGTATTAAGCGTTTGGAAGAAGCCCGGAAACAAATTTCAATGTTTGAATATATGGTCGAATCGTAGTCTTTAAAAAAGGCATAAAACAATGGCGGAATTGATCAGAGATGCGTTCATGGTACCGAGAGTTGTGCGGGAGGCTCTGCAAGGAGAGTTTCCGGCGGAGATTATTCTTGAGGTTGTTTGGGCAATCGATGATTATGCCAGATACTGGGAAATCCATCAAACCGGTGAAGGGTTTGACATTTCTGATTTGTCGCCGGTGGCAAAAGTGGCGTTCAAAATGGTTTACAAAACCATCACGGAATATAATTCACTGGGCATGGCAGAAATTCCCTCAGACCCCACATCAAATGTGGAGATTCCGTAAAATGGACGGATATGTCAGGACAGAACATTGTATCCCTTTAATGGACATTATGGATATGTTGGAGGATATCCCGCTGTCCGTTATGGCTGAGGTAATGACGGCGGTGCGGGATTATTGCCGGTATTGGGACGAGTGGGAGACAGACGAGGGGTTTGAACTGCCCGAGATGTCTGTTGCTGCGCGGGTGGCCTGGAATGGTGTTAAAAAGCGGTTAAAGGCCAGTAATGAGAAATATTTTTATTTTGTGGAACGCCAGCGCGAGAAAAGCGAAAAGGCGGTAGCCGTTCGGCGGAGCCGGCAGGAGAAGCGGGAACGCGACCGGCGGTACTATAGCGAAAACAAAGAGGAGATTAACCAGCGCCGCCGACAGAAATATGCCGCCGCGGCTGTGGACAAGTTTGAAGAAACATCTGAAAAAGAGGCTGACGAAGAACAGAATTTGTCTTTCGTCAGTCCAAAAACTTTGACTGACGAAAGCCCTCTAAACCATACAGAGCAAGGAATAGCGGAAAATCTACCCGCGGGTGACAGGATTATTGGTTTAAATAACAACCTCGTTAAACACTCGGTTGTTATTGAGGAAAGGGGGTGTGGGGGAAAACAAGTTATCCACAGGCCGGTTGTGGATAATCCGCCGGACGATCACCCGTCAGACGGCCTGACGGGCAATAACCCTGCCGCCGTGCCGGCGGAGGGCAGTAACCGGCGTTTGGACGCCGGCAATAAGCCGGATCCGCCTGATGCGGATCCGGCGGCGGAGAGCGCCGGGAAGCCAAAGCCGGACGCTTTGGCGGCAATGGGCAAAGGGCAATGGAAAACGCCGGCAGACGGACTGCCGGCGGAGGGCAGGGAGATGCCGGAAGCCGGCAATGTTCCGCCTGAAGGCGGCAATAAACGGCCCCCAACCCGGCCTTCCCCCGGCGCGGGGGAAGGAGAAAGCTCGGCAAGTGTTCATGTGCGCGGCGGCGAACGGGACAAAGACCAACCGCCAAAGCGCTGGCCGGATGGCGATGAAGTGGTGATCTTGCCGGATTTTCGGCTTGATTTTCTGGACCCGAAGATTGCGGATTTGAATTTCTTGGATGATTTTCTGATCCGCGGGGTTGAGGACAAGCTGAAGGCGTGGAAAACGGGCCGTTCGGTTGAGAAATGGTGGATCCGAAGACTGATTTTCAGGTTTGCCGAAAATCAGGGACGGACGGAGAGCCTGTCGGCAGAGCTGTTGCGGCGGGCGCGGTTGAAACAAGGAGGAGCAGATGACGGAAGCTAAGGTTTTTTTATGGAACAATTTGCTTGAACAGGTTGTCTTTAAGACCGGGGTGCCGGATGAGGTTATTTGCGGGAGAAGCCGGAAGTTTGAGGCCGTCACCGCCAGAATTGTGTTTTATTGCGCTTTGCGGATGGCCGGGTTTTCGACGGTGAAAATCGGGTGCGGTTTCGGACGCAACCCGGCAACGGTTATTCGAGCAACCCGTGAAGCACTGCCGCGGATCAAAGAACTGGCGGCGCTTGTCTGTCTTGACGCCGGCGTTACTCCTCGGGATTATTCCGATCGGAGAAAAAACAGTCGGCGTCGGCGGACTTTTAAGAAAGTCCCGGATTATAAAAACTGCTGTATCAGAATTGCGGAGGCATAAATGACGGAAATGGAGCTTTGCAAAAGGAAACTGGAGAGGGCGGTGGAGATTCACCGGCTGGAGAGCCGTCCGGGACCGAGCGGGTTTGTCTGCGCGTTGGGGCTGATGATTCCGTCGCACCTGTGGGCAAGTGATGCCGATGATATGATTGCCGCTGACAACCGTGACTGTGACGATGCGAGAACGGTGATGGACAACTGGTTTGCAGGCCTTTCGCGGCGGGAAAAGCTGGTGGTGTTTTTCCGTGCGGGAGGCATGGGCTTTAAGACGTTGATGCATGTTTTGGACGCGGAGTTCAAAATTGACGGAACCTCAAGGACGACGCTGTCCGCCGACTACCAGCGCGGCATGCTGAAAGTGTTGATGAACGCCAAAGACCACGGGCTTTGGACGGTGTTTCCGAATTTGTGAAACACCGGGGTTAATCCCCGGCTTCTTTTTCGTGGTCGTATTCAAGACACGCCCAAGCCGAACGGCTGTCCTGCCCGTCTTTGAGGTTGTTGGCGGCGAGAAAAGAAAAATATGATTGCGGGTTAAAATTTACCAGCCCGACTTTGCGTCCGAGCTCACGGGCGGCGATGTATGTTCGCCGAACCATGGCTGTGTGCACGGAGAGCGGCAAGTCGCCAAGTCCGGGAATCAGGTCGCGGCAGCCCTCCGGGTAGACAATCAGGACAATCTGCGTATCCTTTGCCGCGGAAAATATTTTTTCAACACCTTCTTTGACAACCTGATTGATTTGCTCAAACAGGGCTGTGATTTTGTTACAGGCAAGTTCTGAGACAAAGCTTTTGCCGCTTTCCCAGCGTTTGATGGTGATGACGCTTTGTACGCGGTGAAATGCGGCGGCTTCAGCCTGACTGAAGCCGAGCGTCTGGCGGATGGTGCGATATTCCGCGGCGGTGAGATATCCTTTTTTGGTCATTTTTTTAATAAACCTTCTTTTTCTAAATATGCTATTGCTGCTTTTTTATCGCCGGCGCGGACGCAGTTGTTTATGTGGCGTGTGATATATATGTCGGCAGGACTGCTGCAGTCTGTTTTATTATAATTGTCTTTTTCTGCTGCTTTTTTGATCTGATCGAAAGTGTATCTCATGTTAATTCTCCTTTAGAATTTTAAGGCCTGCCCCTTTGGCTTCCTTTTATAAATTCATTATATGTTACTTTTGGTAACATGTCAATACTTTTTTGTAAAAAAAGTTATCCACAGCAAATGTTTAAACATGTTTAAACATTTTTGTGTTGGACATTTTTTGCGGTTTTGCGCTATAATTTTTATATGATGAACAAATGGGTTCAGATATTTCTCGCTTAAAAAATTGTTGGAAACCCCGGAGGGCTTAAGCTTTCCGGGGTTTTTGCGTGGAAACGTCAACGTGGGGTAGTTTTCTTACTCGAAAATACGCGCGCGAGAGAAAAATATAAGCGCAAGGCCTTGAAAAATAAGGGCTTGCGGGTGGTTAAATATGGGGCTTTAACGAGGCAGTTTGAGGGCAAAAATGCTGACAAAAGAGGAAATAAAAGCAAAATATCCGCTGGGCGGGCGGCCTCCTAAATTTAAAACGCCCGAGGAATTGGCCGAGAAGATTTATGATTTTCTTGAGCACAGTCTGAATCGAATTGTGGAGTTTCCGGGTAAGAGCGAGGTTTTGCGAGTTAATGTTCCGGCGCCGACGACCTTGGAGGCCTTTTGCGTTTTTTGCGGGATACGAAAAACGACTTTTTACGCATATGGGAAAAAAAGAGGCTTTGAAAATATCGTAAACCAGTATGAAGCAATTGTCGAGGAGTTTTGGGTAAGGCAGGCGGCGGAAGGAAAGCCCGGTAACAAGGCCGAGTTTATTCTTAAAAATATGAAAAACTGGAAAACCAGCAGTTGGAATGATGATAGAGACATTAATCTGAGCGGCGAGGTCGGCGGGGTGACGGTTCGGTTTGTGAATATGGCCGGCGGGGCGGAAGAGGAAAAGCAGGAAAGCGGCGGCAATGATGGCGGATATGCAAATACCTGAAGCTTTTGCGCCGCTGTTGACGGAGAGATGGCGTTACAAGTTTTATTACGGCGGGCGCGGCGGCGGCAAGTCTTATGCCTTTGCCGACAGTCTGGCGCTTTTGGGGGCGCAAAAGAAAATATTTGTCGCCTGTTTGCGCGAAATTCAGGATTCAATCAAAGATTCCGTTTACAAGCTGTTGAAAGAGCGAATTGAATTGTATCAACTGCCCGGTTACCGGTTTTATGAAGACCGGATCGACAACGTTAAAACCGGCAGCCGGTTTATTTTCAAAGGGTTGCGCGACCAAAACAGCCAGAACATCAAGTCGCTGGAAGGCGTAGATTATTGCTGGATCGAGGAAGGTCAGACGATTACCCGCAAAAGCTGGGATATTTTGAATCCGACCATCCGTAAAGACGGATCGGAAATCTGGATTTCGATGAACAGGGAAGAGGAGACCGACGCTTTGTGGGTTGCGCTGGCCGCTAACCCGGACGAACGGACGCTGGTGCGCAAAGTCAATTATTATGACAATCCTTTTTGCCCGCGAGAGTTAAAGCAGCAGGCGGAGAAATGCAAACGCGAGGATTATGAAAGCTATCTTCATGTTTGGGAAGGGGATCCGCTGCCGCAGGGAACGCTGAAGCTTATCTCGAGCGCCGACGTTCACCGAGCGCTGGCGTTTAAGATTGACAACGCCAACAACATGCTGCCGCTTGTTGTCGGGGTGGACGTGGCGCGGTTTGGCGACGACCGGACGGCAATTTGCCGCCGCCGCGGCCGGCAGGCTTACAAGATGCAGACCTATAAACATCTGGACACGGTGGCGGTGGCCAACCTGATTGTGCGGATTATTCGGGAAGAGAAGCCGGTGCGGGTTAATATTGATGCCGGACAAAACGGCGCCGGGGTGATTGATTTGCTGATCGACCGCGGTTATCAGGAAGTGGTGCGGGAAGTAAACTTCGGATCAAAAGCGCAGGACACCGAGCGTTATGCCAACCGGCGGGCGGAGATGTGGGGGCGTTTGAACGACTGGTTGAAAACCGAGAGCGGCGTTTCTCTTACCGATATGCCGGGGATTCTGGAGGATCTGACGGCAGTTAACAAGGGGTTTGACAACCGCGGGCGGCTGATGTTGGAAGAAAAGAGAATCATCAAAACGCGGTTGGGCTTTTCGCCGGATTTAGGTGACGCGCTGGCGTTGACGTTTGCCGAAGCGTTTTATCCGTCTTCGCTGCAAACTGTGCAGACTGAGTTCGTGGACGGCAACGTCTATGTTGACGATGTAGCAGGCGGTTTTGTCGACGGTAATATTTATATTTAATTTTCAAATTTCAGGAGAAAGAGATGAGTTCGCTTATTGGGGGCAGTCCTAAGGTGGCGCCGACGGTGGTGGAAGAAGTGAAACCCGAAGTAATCGACAATTCTGCCAAAACGCAGGAAGAAGAACGCCGCCGGAGACGCCGTCAGGGTGCGGCCAGTCAGTTTTTGTCGGGACAGACGACGACCGGCGGCATAACCACGACCAAAACCACGCTGGGGGCTTGAAAGCATGACGGAAGAACGGGTGAAATATGCCTTGAAAAGGCTGTCGGCGCTGAAAGACAAACGGAAATTCTGGGAGCCGTACTGGGACAAGGCGGCCGAACTGTGTTCGATCAATTCCAGAATCTATATTAAAGATGATAAGGGACGTTTTGTACAAAAAGTGTTTGATACGACCGCGCGTTCCGATCTTACCCGTTTTGCCGCGGCATTAAAGTCAATTCTGGTGCCGAGCAATCAGCGTTATCACCGGATCAAAGCCAGCAGGCCGGGGCTGGATGACAATGATGCCGTTCGGCGTTTCTTGGAATATGTCAACAATCTGCTGTTTAAGTTTCGTTATGCCGCCGGATCCAGCTTTTCAAGCGAGGCGGATATGATGCTGACGCAGCTGGGATTGTACGGACAATCTCCGTGGCTGGTTGAAGATAACGTCGGCCGCGGCATTTCTTACCGCACGATTTTGATGGCCGAAATCTATTGTGACGTGAACCGTTTTAACCGGGTGGATACGGTTTATCGGGAATATGAAATGTCGCTGAGGCAGGCGATTAAGGAATTTGGCTCTCGCTCGACGGCAAAGATGAAGGAACGATTTGAAAAGCAGCCGGACAGCAATGTCCGGCTGTTGCATGTGGTGGAGCCGCGTGAGGATCGGAAGCCTTTGCGGCAGGATTATTCGGGAATGCCTTTTGTGTCGTATCACATTAATCTGGACGACGAGGGTGGAGAATTGATCTATGAGAGCGGCTACCGTACACAGCCTTATATGGTGCCTCACTATCTGGGGATCCCCGGGTCGGCATACGGCGACAGTCCGGCATTGCAGGCCTTTTTCGATATCCTCACCATCAATGAAATGAGCAAAACCGTGCTTCGGACCGGGCAGCTGCAAGGCAATCCGCCGATTTTAAGCGCCGCTAATATTGCCAACGCCGCCAGAGCCGGTACCGCCGGCGCGTTAATTCCCGGTGCAATTGATATTCAGGGGCGGCCGCTCTTGGCGCCGATGCAATACGGCAACAATCTGTCGATAACACTGGAGTTGCAAAATCAGGTGCGGGAGGCGATCCACAACGCCTTTTTGCAGCCGCTTTTCCTGTCTTTGGCGCAAACCAAGGAGATGACGGCCGAGGAAGCCCGTTTGCGCGAACAGGAAAAGGCAATGCTGCTGGCGCCGATGGGCGAGAGGATCAATTCCGAATGGATGGTCGGCAATTGTGAACGGGAGATTGACATTATCCGTGAGTACGGGCTTTTGGACGAAGTGCCGGATGAATTGATGGAGGACGGCAGTTTGCAGATTGAGTTTGAAAGCCCGCTGGTACATATGCAGCAGGCGGGAGAGATTAAAGGCGTGTTTGAAACGTTGGAGAGCGCAATGTCGCTCTCGCAGGTGGATCCGACGGTGCTTGACCGGATCGATATGGGCGAGGCCTTGACCATTATTGCCAACTACAAAGGCGTGCCGAGCCGGATTTTGCGGACGCCGGAACAAATTCAGGCGCTTGGTGAGGCCAGGGCGCAACAACAGCAGGCCGAGCAGCTGTTGCAGGCGGCGCCGGTTCTGTCGCAGTCGATGAAGAATTTGAAGGAGGCGGGCGCATGATAATTGATTTATGGGCAAAGTATAAGCAGGTGCGGGCGTTAAAGCGCCTTTTTTTTGATCCTGACGGCAAATTGAAAGAGGATGCCAAAATCGTTCTCGAATGGCTGAGGGACGAGGTCGGTGCCAAAGGGCGGCGGTTAAATGAGAGCGGAATGTCGCTGCTTTTTTCCGCGGACGGACGCTTTGACGCGGCGGCGGTGGCGTATATAGCCGGCAGCCGCCGGGTTTATGACCTGCTGATCTCAAGGCTGGCGGTTGATGAAACCGAGGTGTTTAACCTGGCGGCCATGACCGAGGCCAAAAGAGAAGACGATTTGTTTAACGATTTAACTCTGATTTGAAGGAGAAGTAAATGAACGAAGATATTGACACGCTGCCGGATGAGCCGGCGGCGGAAAACGTTAATGCGGAACCGGCGGCGGATTTGGCCGGGGCGGAAAACGCAGCGCCGGCCGACAAGTTTTATATTCCGGCAGAAGACAAGCCGGAGGAATGGAACGAACTTTATTCCCGTTTGGGCCGGCCGGAAGCGCCGGACAAGTATGAAATCAGTTTCCGCGAAGCGGACAAGCCTTTTGCTGCCACCATGCAAAAGGCTTTTTTTGACAACGGGCTGAGCCAGAAGGCGGCGGCCGGTTTGGTCAAGGCCTGGGACGACATGCAGGAAGAGCAGGCCAAAATGTGGAACGAACGGTCCAAAGCCGAGATGGAAGCCTGGCAGCAGGCGCAGGGCGACGGGCTGGCAAAAAATCAGGAACTGGCGCGCCGGGGCGCGGCGGTTCTTGGTCTTGGTGAAGAGGCGGTCGGTGCAATGGAAGCGGCAATCGGCACCAGGAACTTTATGGATCTTTGCTTGAAGCTCGGAAACGCTTTGAGCGAAGACACGGCCAAAGGCCTGAGCGGCGGCGGTGCTTCGAAAGACGAGGCAATGTCGACCGTCGATTATTTAACCGAAATTTTTGAAAAAGCGAAAGGAATGAGAAATGGCTAATATTGACAGGCCGGCAACTTTACAGGAGTTGTCGGTTGAATATGCAAAGAAACAGCCGCAGCAGATTAATGATCTGTTGGAGGAAACTCCGATTTTGGCGGGCGTTAAATTCGTGCAGTCATCGCACCCGCTGTGGAATGTGGCAGAAAAGAAAACCGAAATCAACGGCGCCGGTTTTGTGAAAATGAACTCGCCGCTGCCGAAAATGTCGACCGGTTCCAAACTGGAGCAGGTTGATCTGGATATTATGGGCGGCGAGATTTTCGTACAGCAGGACAAGGCGGTGGCCTTCGGCGGGTTGGCCAAATACCTGGCCAAGCAGATGCCGAGCATTTTGGCGGAAGCCGGCATGCAGACGGAAAAACACATTATTTACGAAAACTATCGCCAGTATGCGATTGATAATGAGAATGTGCAGACAGCAGGGGGAACCGAAGGTTTGTACTCAATCGTGATTGTCCGGCAGGTGCCGGGAGAATGCTGCGGTTTGTATTCGCCGGAAGGTTTTAAGCAGGGGGCAATGCTTGACGTGCAGCCGCTTTACGGCGGCCAGCTTTGCCACGATGAGAACGGCGTTGCCGGTTATGCCACGCAGGTCAAAGGCTACTTCGGCATGCAGCTGATGAATCCCAAGACCTGTTCGACAATCGTCAACATTTCCGAAGATAAACTGCCGACGATCCGGCAGATCAACGAGGCTTTGCTGCAGGTGCGCGCCAAACCGGGCAATACCCGGATGATGATGCATCCCAGAGTTTTGAACTGGCTGGGAGAGGCCTACAAAAAGGAAATGATCCGCATGACCAACGCCGAACAGGGCTTAAACTTCCTGATCGGAAACTGGAACGGTATTCCGATGGTTTCGTCGTATCAGTTTATGGAAGGCGACGAACCGCAGGTGGTTTTGGATTAATAGGAGAAAAGAGAATGTATAAACATAAATTGCAGGTATGGGGAGAGGATCTGGCGGTTGCGGATATTTCTCAAACCAGCGTTGACGGCGAGGCCGTCAACGGCGGCGGTACCAACGGCGGACTGGTCGTCAACGTGATTGCCGAAAGCGCGGTCAAGGTTGCCGGTTCGGTTACGGTTACGATTTTGGGCGATGACGTCAAAGACGGCGATTTTTCGACGACGGAAACAAGCGCGAATTTGACGGCGGGAGATTATGCCGCCGGTGATTTGATTGCGCAGATTGCTTTGGCGCCCGATGTTAAAACCTGGCTGAAGGGCAAGGTTGCCGGCAACAGTTCGGCAAGCGGCACTATTTGCGTAACCCTCGGCTATCTGGCCAGATAGGAGATGAGAGATGGCAAAATTCGTAGCTTTGAAAGAAACGCTTGACGGCGGCAAGATTATTGCCGCCGGGGCGGTTGTTGAAGGAAAGGATTTGGACAAACTCAATCCGAAGCTTTTCCGCAAGGCAAATGCGCAGGAGAGTTTGACGGCAACCGAAAACAAAACGGTTATTACCGATAAGCAGATTGCCAAAGTTCTTGAGCAGGTGAAGGCGGCCGCTCTTGCCGAGCTGGAAGACAAAATCACCGAAAACGTGATGGGACGAGTAGAGAAAATGCTTGAGGAAAAAATCCAAAACGACAAACTTCCCGAAAATGAGGCCTGACGCAACCGTCGGGCTTTTTTGTTAACAAAACAGGGGCCGGATTGCCGGCTTCTGTTTTTTTTAAGAGTTTTTAAGAAAAGATGAGTATCGAGATAATCAACCGCGCTTTGATCAAAATCGGCGAAGGGACGATCACGTCGCTTTCGCAAAACCCGTACGGAGATTTGATGGGGCTGGTTTATGAGGATCAGCGCAAAATGTTGCTTTCTTCGCATTACTGGCGTTTTGCCTTGAAACGCGCGCGTCTGGCCGAACTGGACGAGGAAACGGGGTCGACGCTGTTTGCTTATGCTTATGCCCTGCCGGCTGATTATCTGGTCTTAAAAGATTTCGGCGAGTTTTATAAAATGCCGAACGTGAGCGACGCGGTGGTTGCTCCGGACGTTCGTTACTCGATCGAAGGCAACCGGATGCTTTGCCAACAGCCCGGCAATATCAATATCACTTATATTGCCGACGTTTCGGATCCGAAGCTTTTCACGCCGTTATTCAAAGAAGCGCTGATTGCCCTGATTGCCGCCGAGATGAGCGTGCGGATTAAGCAGGGGGCGGATTATAAGCAGCTTTTTCTGGCCGAGTTTGAAAAATATATTACCCAAGCGCAAATGAACAACGAGATTGTCCGCGATATGGAAACGATGCCGGACAACAGCTGGGTAACCATCCGTGACACGTGGAGAAACGAAGAATGGTAAAACCGGTCTTAAATCAATTCAACGGCGGCGAGATCAGTCCGTGGCTGGAAGGGCGAATCGATTTGCCGAAATACAATTATTCGGCGGCCAAAATGCTGAACTTTATTCCGCAGGTAGAAGGCGGGGTGAAGCGCCGCGGCGGGTCGCATTTTGTGGCGCCGGTCAAGGAAGTGGACGCGGTTTTGTTTAAGATTGTGCCGACGCCTTCAGAGGCGATTGTTTATATCAACAACGAGATTGCCGATGAGCTTTATGTGGCGCCGGGCGAGAAAGTGAGCTATTCCGTCAAACTCGACGGTTATTATCCGGTAAGCGGAACTTATGTCGTCGAGGAAGACACGACGCTGAACATCTCTTTGGTTTCCACGCTCTACCGGGCGACATTAACGGTTAAGACAATCCCTGAAGACGCGGACGTCTTCATCAACAGTTTGCGGCAAAATCCGGCGGTGGTTACCCGCGGAGCGACGGCGGCTTATGAGGTGATGAAAGACGGCTTTGATACAAAAACCGGCAGTATTCAGGTTAACGCGGACACGGAAATCACGGTTAAGCTGGCAATGAGTTTTGAAATCCGCACTACGGAAACGGGGGCGAAAATCGTCATCAACGGTACCGAGCAAAGCAAAATTGAAGTTCAAAAAGGCGATTTGGTTACCTGGACCGTGTCCAAGCCCGGCTACAAAACCCAAAGCGGCAGCCAGACGATTGAGCGGTCGACAATTTTATATATTGATTTGGATGAGAGCGGTTATGCCTTAAACGAAGTCATCTTTGAGAAAAGTAAACCGGGTACTTATAAGCTTAAAGTAAAAATCAGCGGCTATTATCATTTGTCTGGTTGTGGTGCGGGCGGTGGTGCCGGTGGTTCGGCCGGTGCGCATGCATGGTACGGCGGCAATGGTGGCAGCGGTGCGGCGTTTGCCGGCAAGGTATGGCTGGAGGCCGGAGAATACACGATCAAAGTCGGCGAAGGCGGCCGCGGCGGATGGGCCAGCGGGCGCAACGCGACCAGAGGCGAGTGGTGGGGTTACTCTTCCGCACTGGAAGTCAACGGCCTGACTTATCTGGCTTTTAAGGGAAAGAGCCTGATTGATCTGTGGGGCGGCCGCGGCGGCCACGGTACCGGAACTTATGCCGAAGGCGGCGGTGACGGCGGCAAATTGGCAGTCGGTACGTTAAAAATCGTTTCTTCCACCATTAAATCCGCCGGCAAAAAGGAATCGACGACCTCGTTGCTGCAAAACGGATTTGGCGCCGGCGGCAAGGCGGGAGATTTGGGTGAAAACGGTGTCGGCGGTACCAACGGTTATGTAAAGATTGTATATCTGGGACAGGCTTAGGATGGCAGAGAAAACAAGCAAAAGAGCCGATTTGATCAAGTTTAAGTTTGCCGGCAACGCCGGTTTTATGCTTGAGTTCGGCGACAAATACATCCGCCTGTTTGCCAACCACGGGCAGGTTTTGAAAGACGATGCGGCTTATGAGCTGGAAAGCCCTTATACGCTTGAAGACATTTGGAACGCGGAACTTGAGTGTTATAATCTGCAATTTACGCAAATGGGCGACGTTCTTTATATTTTTCACCAAAAATATATGAAAAAGCTGGTGCGCTATGCCAACGACGACTGGCGGCTTGAGGACTGGGAACTCTTGAACGGCCCGTGGAATCACGTTAACACCGAAGATATTAAGATTACCGTGAGCGGCACGACCGGAACCGTTACTTTGACGGCAGATGCGAATTTGTTTGCCGAGGATGACGTCGGGCGCCTGATCCGGCTGACGCTGGTCAATGACGACACGCCGGCGTGGCAGGTTGAGGAGAGTGTCAGCAAGGGGGCGGTGTGGACGTCGGACGGCAAATATTATGAAGCTTTGAACGAGGGGACCACCGGTAATGTGACGCCGTCCCATACGGAAGGCAGCCGCTCCGACGGGAAAGTGACGTGGAAGTATCTGCATGCCGGTTACGGCACCGCCAAAATCACCGAATATGTGTCGGCCACCGAAGTCAAGGCCAAAGTGATCATTGAAATGCCGAAAGCGCTGGTAACCTCGCATTTTGAGTTCGGCATGATCTATCCCGGCCGTAATTATCCGATGTCCGGGAGTTTTTACAAAAACCGTTTGTGGCTGCTGATTGATGCTGATGACGGTTTGAAAGCCTGCGGATCTTGTTCCGGCGACTTCAACAATTTTGCCGATCAGAAGTTTGGCGAAGTGACGGCGGAATGTGCGGTTACGGTGCCGGTCAACTCCAAAGAGTACAATCAGGGGCGCTGGATTGCGGGCGGCGACGTGCTGTTTGTCGGAACGTCAAGCGGAGAGTTTTATATTGACGTCATTTCCAACGGTGAGGCGCTTTCGGCCGACAATGTGGCAATCCGTCAGATTTCAGGTATCGGCAGCAAACCGATCCAGCCGATAGCGGTCAACGGGCATATTTTGTTTGTCGACCGGTTCGGCACTTCGATCCGCGATCTGGTTTACAGCTACGAAAGAGACGGTTATGATCCGCTGGATGCCGGTCTTATGGGCAAACATCTGTTGTCGTCGGGAATTGTCAGTTGGGACTGGCAGGACGTGCCGGATAAGCTGTTGTGGCTGGCCATGGCCGACGGCCGTCTGGTGTCTTTTACCTTCGACGCCCAGCAGCAGGTGGCGGCTTTGGCGCAACATGATTTTTCCGGTTCGGCCGAGGCGGTGGCGGTAATTCCTTCAAATGACGAACGCCGCGATGACGTGTGGGTGATTGCCAAGCGCAAAATCGGCAACGTGATGAAAAGATATGTGGAATGGATTGACGGCGGCATCCGGTCGGATTATCCCGACGACGTTGAATATATCCGCGATCCGGTTGAAAGAGAGAAAGCGGAGTTGGATTATATTCGCGATTCCTGCTTTTTTGTTGACAGCGGCTTGATTTACAACCGTCCGGTCGGCGATGTGACGACCAAGCTCTCGGGACTTGATCATCTGAAAGGCTGTGAAGTGGCGATTTCGGCAAACGGTTTGGAGCGGCCTCATCAGATTGTGGCCGAAGACGGTTCGATCGAGATTAAAGAAACGGATGCGCGGGTGGTGGTCGGATTGCCGGTTAATTCGGTGTTGCAGCCGCAAAAGATATATATTCAGTCGGACAGAGGCGCCGGGCTTGCCGCCGTTCAGCGGATCGATCATCTGACGCTGATGGTTTACCGTTCCGGCGGCGGGACGGCTGGTCCGGCGTACGACCGGCAGCAGGAAATTTTATACCACAACGGCAAGGAGCTGATTGCGGGCGAGGTGCGCCTGTTTACCGGCAATGTGGTTATTCCGTGGCCGGACGGTACTTCTTTGTTGAAAGACCGCGGGGCTAATATCGTTATTCAAAACAAAAGCGTTTATCCGATGCTGATCCAGGCAATCGTGCCGAGCATGGAGAGTTCGCGTTAATTGACAAGAGGCATATTAGGATATATAAAAGAAAAGCCCGGTGCGGCAACACCGGGTATTCAGTAACCACTGAAAGAAGTTGACATGTAACTTCAATCAATATGGTTACAGTATAAATCCGAGATTCGGATTTGTCAACTTCTTTCATACAAACGAAAGGAGTGACGGCAATGATAGTGAAAATTATTATTGTCATACGAAAACTAAAAATTTTCTTCTTGATAAAGAAGTAAATTTTGGAAGGAGAGCAAGCAATTGCTCTCCTTTTTTGGTCGGGAGGTTGTTTTGATAAGAAAATTTGAAAAACGGGATTTGGAACAAATCACGGTGCAGGAAGAGCAGGAAGCCGAGGCCGCAAAGTTTGCAATTCCTTCAACCGCCGAAACGTTTGAGACGGGCGGGGTGGCGGTTGCGGTGTTTTGGTATCAGGAAATAACACCCGGCCGGTTTGCCTTGTTTTCCGTCATCAATGCGACGGCCGGCCGGAAGATGTTTTCTTTTGTTAAGGCAATGCGCCGGCTGATTGAACAAAGAAGCCGGGAACTTTCGGCCGAGCGGCTGGAAATGACGGTGCTTGACGGTTTTGGCGCCGGGCGGCGTTTGGCCGGGCTGCTTGGTTTTGAATATGAGGGGACCATGCGAAAAGTTTTCAACGGCAAGGATTATCAACTGTTTGCGAGGATATTTCAATGAGTGCGGGAGTGATGGGCGGTTTGGCGGCGGCTCAAACCGTTATTGGCGGTTATCAGGCTTATCGGCAGGGGAAAGCGCAGGCGGAGGCTTATAACGCCAACGCCGACATTTTGCGAAGAAATGCCCGGCAGGTACGTTTGGAGGGGGCGCGTAACGAAGACATACAGCGAGCCGAGAACCGGCAGCAGCTGGCAGAGACAAGAGCTTTGATGGGTGAGATGGGAATTTCCGACAGCGCGACGGCAATCGGCGCTTTGGCGCAAAATGCTGCCAACGCCGAACAAAATGCGCTTAACATCCGCTATCAGACGGAAACGGCGGCCAGAAACTACATGCAGCAGGCAAGCGATATGAATTTTTATGCCAAGCAGGCAAAAAAACAGGGGAAAAACGCGTTTCGCATGAGCCTGCTTTCAGGTGCGGCCAACGGAGTAGCGGCGGCATACAGAGCCAGCCAGCCGGTGGATACGGAAGGACAAAAAGAGTTTTCCTGGCTTTTCGGAGGGTGAGATGGTTGGAGAGATTAAAAGAAACTACTTGAGCGGCACCAAGTTGGTGACAGAGAAACGCCCGACCTGGCGCGACAGCGGCATCAATGAGGTCGTCAACAGCGTGGCCGGAGCGGTGGAAGCGGGAAACAATTACTTTGAACGGGAGAAGCAGCTGGTATGGAAGCGCTTAAATCTTGAGGCGGCGAATTTGCAAACCGAAGAGCTGAACTCAATCAGGACCGCAAAATCGATCGAAGAAATTCCGGGCATTGTCGAAAACTTTCAGAAAAAGCTGAAAGAAAACATGCGCGGCCAGAAATGGGGCAAAGAGTGGATGGAAAACCTCGGCAGCGGTTTTCTGTCTTATAACAAGCAGGACGTTCAAAACGCGTTCAGGGCCAAGGAAAAAGAGCTGGCAGGAATCAGCCTGAACGAAACGTTGAAAGCCTATGCCGACCAGATTGCCGCCGCCCCGGAAGACGAGGCGGCTTTTTTCTCCGCCGACGCCGACAAACTGATTGACGCCGACACTTATCTGACGCCGACCGAGAAGCAAAAGGCAAAGGAGAATTTGAGCGATTTGATTAAAAACAAGCGCCTGGATTTATTGAGACAGGAAAAATATGCCAGAGAACAGCAGAAGCTGAAAAACGAAACAATCATTTCAGAGTTGACGGTGAAAGCAGCAGATGGCGTTTTGACACGTGAGGAATTGGAGGAGAACAAAAAAAACGGATTATTTATGTATGCGCCGGAAAAATATTCTAATCTGGTGGAAAAACTGAATAAAAAAGACGAAGATTTTACCGGTGATGAAGAGACTATCCAACAGATAAAGGATAACTGGGGAAAGATGACAGAGAGACAGTTGCAGGAGTTTGAGCACAAAGGGTTGATTTCTCCGAAACTGTACAATCATTATTCCGCCCAGTTATCCAAGCTTAACAGTAGTTCCGGCGGCCGCGGCGGCAATGATAATTCCGTAGCGCTTGCCCTATATGATCGGGCAAGAGGCGGTGAGGATGTTATTGATGAAGCTACGCGTTTGAACGTTGGCGGCGAGATTAAAAAAGAGCAGTTGACAAAGATCGAAGAAGCTTATGAAAAGGCGAAGGGCCGTTCTCTGGAGTTTAAGGAAGCCTGGCAGAAAATAGGGGCGGGAGAAATTAAGGACGATGCAGACATAAGCAATATGAATATCCCTGAAAACGAGAAAGACGCACTTAAAAAATATATCGAGGAAGTTGCTGCAAAAAACACGAGGATTGAGACGGACAAAAAAAATATTATCAATAAATCTTATGATGACTTAAGCAAATTGGCGGCAAACAATGAGATTAATGAGGCAATAGCAGAAGCAGATCCGAACTGGAGAAATTTCACGGCAGAGCAGCAAAAAGATTTGTTATCGGGGATAAGGACAGCAAGAGAAACCGCTATATCAAAAGCGGTAACAACCGGCAAAGATTTGATTTTGAGAAATAACCTGACGGATGCCGATATTGAAGAATATGTGCTTAATCATAACCTGCCGTCGGACAAGGCTGAAGAATTGCGCAAATATGCCGCTACCGTTAAAAATGATAAGGCCGGTATATTTACGTCTGCTGTTGAGTTTGGGAGACGGATGCTTTCCGCTGGTGACAGTCCGGCAGAGGTGAAGGCTAGGGAAAACTTTGAAAATTATGTTCAATCCGAATATCAGAGAGCTGTTGATGCGGGAAAAACTCCGGCAGATATTCAAAATATTCTGTCCCAGCAAAATTTACTGAATTATATTTTTGACAATAAACCGACAGAGCGACAGGTCTTGGAAAGTGTTAACACGGCAGCTTTGAATGTGAATAATATAGATGCCAAGATAGATGAGATTGCGCCTTATGATAAAAAGTTGAAAAAACGTGTTTATGACAGCGGTGATATTGCTCCGATTGTTGATATTAGCCAACAACTGGATGCTGCCCTTGCCAAGGGAAAAATTTCGCAGAAAGAATATGAAAAAAGAAAAAGCGAATTGGCGCCGGCGATGGTGGAAGCGCTTAACAAAATGGAACAGGAGATTGGTACCAAAACGCTGGTCGGGGATATGTATCGAGAGGTTGCAGGCCGGATTGGCGAGGATAATTTATCCGTTGATGAGAGAGCGAGCATTATTGACCGGATAATGCGGAAAGCCGCCGGGGCGTCTATTCCGTTTGATGCGTCGGCAAACTGGTGGGCGAAGACGCAGAGCTTTTTTGGCGGTGAAACCGTGCAAAAGACGCTGGCGGATAAATACGGTTATAATATTTTTGCACCCGGTGAAATTGTCAGTCAGGTGATTAAGGAAGAAATGACAGCTAAATATCCAAATATGCCGATGGAGCAGATCCAGGCAGTGGCCGATGGCAACAAACTTGTTTATGTGCCGGAGATGGAAACTGTGGCAAACACCAAGAAGCAGGTAGAAGAAGCAATTCAGAAAAGAAAGGAAGGTTTTAAACAGGGGGCTGACAAGGTGGATGTTTTTAATTACGGCAAGGGTGATGGGAAAAACTTGACGGATATGTTCAAGGGTGTGCAAGCGGCAAAAAACGGTGAGCGTCAAGTGAAAAAAGACGGGCGTACATATATTTTCAAAGACAGAAACAGCTAAGGATCAGGGACAATGGCAGAAAATGAGATGAAAGAAAATGACGCGGTCGAAAACAATGCGGAAATGATAAATGTATATTTACCCGAGTACCATCAAAATATACCGGCAAGAACGACGGAAAGCGTTGATGATATTAATTATAAGTTTAATTTGTTGAATGGGAAAAAGCCGAAAGATTTTATCGGAATGTTTCCTTTTCGGCAACCGGATTTGAGCGAAGTGAAGAGCGTTGTATTTGACCATAACCCTAAACAGCCGGAGAAAGAGGAAGAAACTTATCATAAGAAAACGCTAGATGAGCTTGGACAAGAAAAACTGGAACAGAGCCTGAATAGAGTTGGCGGAAAGAAGAGGGGCAAGAATTATGTTGCTCCTTTTTTTAAGGGTGCCGGATCAGCATTATATAATATCGGCGCCACGATTCACAGCGGCCTTAAATATATGAGTGAGGATGCAGGAGTGGCGATTTTTAACGCTATTCACGATGCTGATGTTGATTTGACTGCCGAGCAGCAACGTTCTATTCGTCAGTATTGGCAAACTCAGGAAGAAATCAGAGAAAAACTTGGACTGAAGCTTGGAAAATATGATAGTCAGTTTTCTGGCGATTTGGGCGGAGGTATTGCTTCGATGGTTGTTGCTCTTATGTCATCTGCCGCTTATAAATCACCTAATGCTGCTGCTATGGTTTTTGGCATGTCTAAAACTGGTGATGTGTATGCAAGATTGAGAGAAAAGGGAGTTTCGGCAGGTGAAGCTTTGCCTGTTGCTACTGGTGCCGGTGTTGTTGAGGGCGGCATTGAACGAATCGGATTACCGATTTTTTTAAGAACTTACGGATCAGCTGTTCTCAAAAGAAAAGGGAATGTCATTAAAACAATAATTAAACAGGGAGGAATTGAGTTCCTGCAAGAAGGAAGCCAATCTTTAAGCGGAAATTTTTTGATGGCGCCGTATGAAGAAGGATATCAATGGAAAAAGTGGATAGACGATGCTTTGTATGAAGGAGTACTTGCTGCTGTTACGGCGCCGGTTGCCGGCGCCGCTACTTACGGAATGACTGGAGAGCTGCGGGCGAAATATGCTGATATGTACCATGAAAAACTGGGGCTTGATGAACAGCAGTCAAAAAATCTGGCAGAACTTACGGTTTTGGATCGAGAAGAAGCTATAGATGTTATAACGGAAATTGCTGACAATGAAACCATTGCTACGCTTTTTAATGACAATGCCGTAAACGATGCTGAACAAACGTTAAAGGAGGGGCAGGATCTTCTTGATAAGCTGCTTGCACAAAAGGCTATGGGGTTGTCCGATGAGGTGCAGGCCAAAGCCGATGAGTTTGCCGAGACAATGAAGCAACAGGCGCTTTCGGCCGGGGAAAGTGAAGATGTGGCAGATGCAACAAGTTCAATGGCCGGAACGTTGATCAGAAACATTGCGGAAGAAAGAATTAAACGGGGATTGACGGCAGATAAAGCAGTTTCTGATTTGATGGTGGATATTGTCGGCGGCGGCAACAAGGCTGTTGACGAGAACTTGCAGGAAGTTTCGCCCGATATTTTTGCTTTAACCGATCCGGGGTATGATGCCGTTGATGAATACATGACGCCTGAACAACGGCAAAATGAGATTGACGAAGAACGTATTGCGACCATGGTTGAAGATGGCGGCATGAGCGTTGAAGAAGCGACCTTCAGAGTTAAAACAGGAAGAGAGCCGACAGAGTTGGACAAAGCGCTGGGATATGATTTTATTCAATATCAAATAGGAGAACGGATAAGGAAGATAGATGCGGAGAGGCTGGCGTTTGAAAGAAAAGACATCAATCCCGACTTGATAGGGAGAGAAAGCGAAGTTAAAGAAGCGGTTGACATCAACCGCTTTTTTGCTGACAGGAAGGCCAGCAAAGAAATCGGCATTGATGAGGTGATGGCGGCGGTGGATGCAAACGTCAGACGGAATGAAAACGGTGTGCGCGTGCTGAAAAACAGCATTACCGGTGAAACGGTGACTTTATCAAACAGCGCTATTAGCAAAATGTTTAGTTCTACAAGTAACCGACTGGATAGCCAGAATATCGGTGGTATTTTGGGCAAAGAGGCAATAGCCAACATCGGCAGTATTTTTGACACGGCAATGTTGATAAAAACAACGCCGGATGCCAAACACGGCTCTAAAAATAAAATCCGCCGTTATGCCAACGTTATCCGTTCCGACGGAGAAAATTTTATCGTCAAGATGACGGTGAAAGAAATGGCCAACAAGCGGCCGGAACTGACGGATATTGAAATTGAGGACAACGGGGGGCGGGATCTATCTGCCTATGATATGAAAGTGGGCAGAAAAAATACCGCTGAGGGTAATATCTCCGGGGATAAATCCCCGACCTTCCTCAACGGTAATGATATAAGTATAAATGATTTGATTGATTTTGTCAACAGTTATTCGGAAGACAGTATTCAAATCAATGGTAAAAAAAGAGCCGCACGCAACAGCGCGGGGCGGCGGATTGCCCGTACGGAAGAGGGATTGCGCGCCTTTTATGAATGGTTTGGCGACAGTTTGATTGTTGATGAAAACGGCCGCCCGTTGGTAGTTTATCATGGAACAAATGCGGAGTTTGATGTTTTTGATAAAGGAAAAATTAAACGCGGCATCGGATTCTGGTTTTCTTCAAACAAAGAAACATCAAAGGAATATGGGAATATAAAAGAATTTTATCTAAGTGTTAAAAATCCTATTGATGTTAATAAAAACAGAAGTGATTTTATTAAGCTTGCCAAAGAAGCGATGCCGGAAATACCGAATGATGTAAGCGAACATTATATTATTTCTGATGCTTTAGGTTCTACGGCATTTAAAGAATATTTGCAAAATCAAGGATACGATGCAATTTCTTTGGGGGACAGCTATGTCGTTTTTAACCCCAACCAAATAAAATCCGTTGACAACCGCGGGAGTTTCAGTCGGACCGACGATAATATTTATTATCAGTTCGCCGGGGAGAAAGCTTTAACCGCTGATACAAACAGCCTTTCCCAAGCAAGGACAATGGAATTAAACGACTATTCGGATGAAGAAATTTACAAAGAAACCGGTTGGTTTAGAGGAAAAGACAATAAGTGGCGGTTTGAAATATCAGACGATGAGGCGGTATTTGATTTGAGTAATGTGGCGAATGATACAACTGTTACTTTGGATAGTATTTTGCAACACGATAAATTGTTTGCCGCTTATCCTGAATTAAGAAACCTCAGTGTTATGGTTGACAGCAATATGAAAGACGGCGATACCGCCGCAAGTTTTCAACGAGGTGTTTGGGATGAGGAATACGGATGGTTGGGGCAGCGTATCAGTATTAACCCTGATATTTTGTATCGTAAGGATATTGACCTTAAAAGCATATTGATGCATGAGATACAACACGCCTTGCAAAGAAAAGAGGGGTTTGCAACCGGCGGTGCTCCGTCGATGTTTTTTGATAAAGAAAATATGCCAATCTTTCAGCATTTTTTTCAGGAACAGGATAATAAAAAATTTAATCAGGCGGTGTTAGACGCTTTGTATGGTGAATTGTCGGTTGATGCTGCCAATAAAATATCCGATGCAGATGACAAATATCTTGCTGCAAGCGAAAAATATATTAATGCCATCGGTGAAAAGGAAGAAACACAAGCAGAGGAAGTTTATAACGATGCAGAACAAGAGCTAAATAATGCTCTGGCTGAAGCCGGGAAAAATGCAGACTGGTTTGCAGAGCTGAAAGCCAAGGCTCGTGAGGATGCCGGACTTGATAGATTAGGAAAGAGCAAAAGAGCCAAAAATTATAATCCGTGGGATTTGTATAAGCAACTCTACGGTGAGATTGAGGCGCGCAATACCCAAGCGCGTATGGATATGAGCGAAGAAGAACGCCGCTCCACCCCGCCGGAAGAAACGCAGGATATTAAAAATGCAGATGCTATTGTGGTATGGGAAGATGGCACGGTTATGGCGTATGTTCCTGAAAATAAGAATTATCAGACAGGCGAGCCGGGTGAAGGAGAACTGAACCTTGAGACTGAGGCGGTACAGGGGACGGCAGCAGGACGATCACGGCAAAATCGGATGATTTATCGGGTTATGGGGCAATATGAACCGGCTAAGAAATTGATTACTTTGTTTCAGGGAAAAGATACAACAACGCTAACGCATGAGTTGTTACATCACTATTTGCCGATATATTTGACGGAGTTGGAAAAAGCCGGTCGCTTTGACAAACTGGAGGGATTGTATAAGGAACTGGGCGTGAGCCGAATGGCGGATATGGGGCGCGAAGAATGGGAAAAGCTGGTTGATCTTGGAACCAGCTATATTTTTTATAATCAGGCGCCGAATGAAGCCAGCAAAAGCATTTTTGAACGTGCCAAGCAATGGATGATGGATGCATATAATACGGTTAAAAAGTTTGTGAAGCCAAGCCCGGAGGTAACGAAATTTTTTGATGGATTGTTTGCCCGTGATGCTTCAACTTTGCCGGACGTCAGTGATTTGAAAGGCAGAACTGCCGAATTGGCGAAAATTTTGCAAGGAGCCAAGAACGGACAGGAATTGACCGTCAACGGTTTAAGTTTGCGGGATATTTCGAGATTGCGGCAGGCTTTGTATGCACGAGTTCCCTCTGCCGGCAAGACGCTGGCGGATGAAATTCGGTCCGCCGGCGGTATTGATACGGAATCTGAACTTGCCAGACAATTGGGATATGACAGCAGAAAAGGAACAGAAGGCGGTTTCTGGAATTATAAAGGAACGATTAAAGACGAGAGCCAGTTGATCGATTTCTTAAAAGCCAACGGATATTTGGAGGAAACGACAGAAAATACCTATGAAGAAACGTCTTCCGTTTGGGACAAGATACAGCAGCTGATTGATCGGCGCAATGATACTTATAACGAAAAGGAACAAAGTCGGCAGATGGCCCGTGATTCCGCGTTGGCTGCCGGGCAGGTCGTAAGCGAAATATTGAATCAGCATTATATCGGGGATGTCAAAAAGCTGGAAGAAGATTTGAGAGCCGCAACAAAAATGTTGGCCGATCGCGGTGCGGTGGCGGTGGACAAGGCGACGCTTGATTATCTGACTTTTTCGCTTAAACAAATGGAAAAGGATTATCAGCGTTTATTATATCAAAAAAAGGAAGAACGCTATAATTATCAGGAAAAGCTGACTAAATTTATTAAAGACTTGCCGCTTGACTATAACCATAAATCGAAATTTATGGATAAAATCAGGATGGTAAAAGACGAAAAGAGTTTTAACAAATACTTGAAAGAAACGAAGGAGCGTGCAGAAAAATATATAGAACAAGAACAACGCCGGATGCTTTCCGATTTGATACAGTCGGAAGTCAAAAGCAGCCGGCCGCGGAAAGTGATGGCGCAAAAGTATGATTATGAAAACAACGTGTTGTTTAAGGATTTACGCGATTACAATAAAATGACGCAAAGTGAAGCAGCAGCGGCGCTGGCGGCATTGGATGAGACGGAACAAAGCGTTGACAACCCCGGTAGCCGCGGTTATTTGCTCAGACGGTTGTTTTTGGAATATAAAGCAAACGGGATGGACAGCAGTTCCGAACTGATGCGCCAGCTTTATGAGATGATCGGCGAGGCGAAGCAGCTCGGGCGGGAGAGCAAAGAAGAAAGCGAGTTTGAAAAAAGTTTTGAAAGAGAGCAAGATCGTCAGCAAATTATTGATAAACTGGACGCTTCAAAAGCCGATAAAAATAAATGGACAACCATGGCGACGAATGTTTACCGGCGCGGCATTACCAACCTTTATTCTATGCTGAACTCTATTGCCGGCAAGGAGATTGCCGATAAATATGAGATGGAAACGGTTATTGACCGCAAGGAACAAAAGGAATGGAAACATTTAAAAAAGACGAGCGCCAAGGCTGAGGTTATTTATAAAGTGAAAAGCTATGGCGACCTTTTGAACGTGATGGCGGACAAGGGGCAGGAAGTTGCCGTTTTGTATGGTAAAGATGGTAAAAAATACGATTTGTCAGTTTTGGATATTATCGATATTTACAATGCTATTAAGAATAAAAAGACTCGTCAGGACTATGAGGAAGCGTACGGCGCCGAGCAGATTAACCGTTTAATTTCTTTGCTTTCACCGGAAGACCGGGCTTTTGGTGATATGTTGATGGAGGATGTCAACAGTCGTTTTTCCGAATTGAACAAAGTTTATGTTCGCATTTACGGCATGGATCTGAAAAAGGTTGAAAATTACTGGATGGGAAGTGCTGAGCATGTTGAGCCGGTTGATATTTTCAATGATTTTCGCCAACAATCAACGACGCCGGGGTTTTTTAAGGAACGAAAAACAGGTAAAGTAACACCGGTGGCCAAAAATGCCTGGATAAAATATCAGAAACATATTTCGCAATCTTACTATATGACGGATGTGGCAGAGAAATATAAGCAGTTGGCGGATATATTTAAATCAAAACGAATTGAGAACCAAATTGAAAATCATTTTGGATCGGGAGTTTATCAAACTTTACGCAAACAGATTGAGAATATCGGCCTTAATGCACAAAGTCCGCGGCTGGATGATGTGAGCGGATATTTCCAGAAACTGCTGAATAATTGGGTAGGGGCAAAAGTTTCGGTTAATCCGGTCGTTTTTGTCGGACAGCTGACCAGTTTCACCAACTATGCCGAAGGGGTTAATCTGTCGGCATTTATTAAAAACATAGGGTATGCGCTGGCTCATCCGATTGAGGTGAAAGACTTTATGATGAAATATAACGGTGACTTTTTGCAACACCGCTATGAAGCCGGATTTAACGAGGCAATGAGCCGCTTTATTGAAGGTGCAAAAGAAACGAACGGTAAAAATTTCGGTCTTAGCGCAAAAGCGAAATTTAACTACTCTAACGCTTTAAGTAGTTTTGTCCGGATCGGTGATTTGGGGGCAATTATTTATGGCGGATACGGACAGTTTAAGACCTTGCTTGACAGTGGCATGAGTGTGGAGGAGGCAAGGAGAAAATTTGAATTTTCGACTTTGCGTTCACAACAAAGCGGAAACGCCGCTTCAATTTCCGATTGGCAACAGCAACGCGGTATTGCCAGGTTATATCTGGCGTTTAAGAATACGTCATTGCAGTATACCCGCAAAATTGCCGATACAGTAATTATGTTGCAAAACGGCGATATAAGCAGAGAGGAAGCGGCAAAGGTTTTGACTAACTATCTGTTGATTCAGCCGGCGTTTTGGGTGATTGCCAAAAATATTGCCAAGTCGCTGCTGGGGCTGGGAGATGATGACGACGAATTTGACGACGGGGTGTTGGAACAATTGCTGGCCAACCCGATTGACGGAGTGCCTTTTGTCAGCGATATGGTGCGATATGCCTATCGGGAAGCTGCCGGAGAAAAGAATTATTCTTTATTTTCAACGCCGCTGTTAGATGATGTGGAAAAAAGTTTTCGCAAGATAGGCAAAAAAGATAAGGATTTTTATGACTTTGCCGATATTGTGACGCCGTTTATTGAGATGTTGACTTCTGCGCCGGCAGGTACGGCCAAAAGGTATATGAAAATATAAAACGAGAAATGGGGTGAATAAAACTATTGATAATTATTAAGTATTATGTGATTATTAGTTATTACTTTTATAAAGAGAGGGAAATATATGTTTGCTTTTCAAGTTTTTTTAGCATTGTTGGCGGCGTTGTTGTGCTATTCTGCCATTGTGGCGGTTGTAAGGTCTGACAAAGTTAAAAAATCAATAAAAAATTATATAGAAGATAATAAAGATAATGTTACTAAAGGAGCAAAAGCCTGTGTTCATTGGATACGAAATTTTATTGTATTGAGCTGTTTTGTGGTATGTTGGGGTATAGGTTTATTTTTTCTAGGGCATTTTACTGAAATTTACGAGTTTTCTCCTCCATTAGCAGGCTTGGTATATGCTTTGTATATATGGCTATTTTTACGTTTCTTTTTTAAGGTAAAAAAAGGATTAAATAGAAAGATAGATACTGTTAATACGATAACATTTTTGTATGAGCTTGTAAAACAAACGGATGATAAGGATTTACATGATAGATTAAAGGCCTTATCTTCTCATCCAGATTGGCAAAATGTTTTGAAAAAAGAGGAAGGTGAATGGCATTTTTATACGAATCCTTATCAAGAACCTTATGATTATGTATTCTTTAATGAACATCATAGTAAAGATGATATTTTGTCGATTTTGCAGTATGCAAAAGATAAAGAAGAAAATAAGGAGCGATAAAATATTTGACAACCTCATATATTTATGTTTATTATTATAAACAAGCGGAAGCTTCAACCCGTGAGAAGGTTGTCACAATAAGCGGAAACGCACCCGACAGATTGCGTTTTTTGTTTTTAATTATTGGGGAAGAGTACGAATATATTGAATAAGTACTGCCTGACTTATTGCAGGTTTCTCAACTTCCCCAACCTGATTTATTTTGAGAAGGAAGCAATAAGATGGAAAAATCAAATAAAGAGTTGGAAGTTGAAAACGAGGCGCTGAAAGGTACCTTGAGTTTTGTGCTGGCCAAATTGAAGGAAATGGTCGAACTGCTGGAGGGCGGTTGCCATGAGTAATATTGTACAGTTTTATGACCATAAGATTGAACTGATCCGGCACAACGGGCAGGATTATATGACACTCTCCCAAATTGGGAGAGCGTTGGAAGTGCGAGAAAATAACGGGTTGTCGAAAATATACAATGCCCACAAGGAAGAGTTTGACGAAGAAATGAGCTGCCTGATCAAGCAGGGGCGGACACGGGTGCGGATATTCAACTGTGAAGGTTCCTGGCTGATCGGGATGTTTGCCCGGACGCCGAAAGCGGCGGCGTTTCGCCGCTGGGTGCTGAAGGTGCTGAAAACCGCGTCCGACGGTCCGGCGGCGCCGGTGTTGCCGACGGCGGATGCAGAGCTGAAGGACTGGTGCGCGAATGTGCTGGCGCTCTCGATTGAAAACCGGGTGAAAAAAGCAGTGGAAGCAGAGAGAGCGCGAATCCTTGAGCAGATCAAAGCGATTGCCGGATAATTATTGTTTGCAACTCAAAAGGGCTGTGTTTGTAAAAATGCAGCCCTTTGTTGTTGACTAAGAGTATTATTTATGCAAAGATACAATCGAAAGGTTGTGTCATGCGAAAGCTGTCAATTCTTATTTGTATTTTTCTTTGCGGGGCGGCGCTGGCGGCAAGCCGGCAGCCGAACAAGAGCGTTGAGGTGTATTTTTCGCCTTCGTCCGCCTGTGAGGAAAACATTGTTAAGATGATCAACGGCAGCCGGCAGGAAATTGACGTTGCGGTCTATTCGCTGAACAATACGGATATTGTGGAAGCATTGAAAGAGGCCGACCGCCGCGGAGTGAAAGTGCGGATCCTGACCGATCGTTTGCAGGCGGCCGGCAGAAGTTCCAAGGTGCGGGACCTTTACCGGGCCGGCGTCAATATCCGGGTGCACTCGAAACATAAGATAGAGCATAACAAATTTGCGGTGTTTGACGGAGAAACGGCAGTGACGGGAAGTTATAACTGGACAGAGCCGGCCACCAGCAAAAACAGTGAGAACTGTATTTTTTTCCATGACGGGGCGGCGGTGGCAGCATTTTCCGAACGTTTTGTCTGGCTGTGGTCGGTAAACACAAAAGAAAAGTCCGACCGCTGGTTTGCGAAAAAAGAAGCGTTGGCGAAAGCCGATTGACAGCCGTTGGGGCTTGAGGTATGAAGAAAAAGTCCGGTGCTGGAACACCGGACTTAATTCTAAACCTAGAAAGGGGGAGAACCGGTAACGGTTCTCCTTTTTTATAACCGGCCGTCCGTTGCGGACGGCTTTTTTTATGGAGTGAGATATGACTTTATTTTCGGATGTGAGCAAAGTCAATTATGTGGCGGATGGGACGGCGACGGAATTTCCGGTGCCGTTCAAGTTTTTTAAGAACAAAGACGGGACCGCGCAGATAAAGGTTTATTCGGGTACCGGCGACGAGTTGAAAGTTCTGGAAGAAGGCAGCGACTACACGGTTGAGGGCAACGGCGAGGAAATTACCGGCAAGGTCGTGTTTGCGGCGCCGCCGGCGGAGAACGTGAAGCTTGCCGTTTTGCGCAACAAGCCGTTTTTGCAGGAAGCGGACTATATCAACGGCCAGTTGTTTGACATGGAGCAGCTGGAGGATTCTTTTGACGGTGTGTACATGAATTTGCAGGAGCTTCAGGAACAGCTCTCCAGAGCGCTTCTGGTTGATCCGGTTTCCGGCGATGATCCGCAAAACATTGTGGAAACGGTGCTCATGTATAAGAATGCGGCGCAGGCGGCGGCAAACGAAGCGGTAGCCGCAGCAGAACAGGCAAAGGCGCTGGTTGAACGAGCCGAAGCGGTGGTCGAGGCGTTGGGTACGCTGGCGGACGAAATTAACGGGGAGGTGATCTGATGGGAACGGTGGTTGAAAAAATCCGCTATATTGCCGGAACGAAAAGCGCTATCCGGTCGGCAATCTTAAAGAAAGGGGTTGAAGTCGGAGACGAGGTGACTTTTCGGGCGTATGCGGAAAAGATTGCGGAGATTGAAGGCGGGCAAAGTGCTGCCGCGTACGTTTTTGAGAACAGCACACAAGACGGAGAGTTTCCTCTGAATGCGCTGACGTCTGACAAGGTGCAGACGTATCAAGATGACGAAAGTCTTAAAACCTGGCTGGAGACGCCGACCGAAGATCCGGCTTATATGGTTCTTGCCGCTGACAATATCAATGCTTTTGACAAAAACGTCGAAACTTATACCGGCAATTATAAAATCGTCTGGAAATTCCCGACGGCGGTTAAAGCCCGGAGTTTTAAGACCAAAGTGACAAACGGATACGACAACTGGCGTCTGTATGGCAGCAACAATTCGTTGTCGGTTTACAATGCCTGGACCGGGCGCGAGTATTCCGACGAAACGGGAGAACTGTTGATAAATACGGCGGAGCGCTATCAGGTTTTAAGCGAAGTGACGCTTTCACCAAAGCAGCCGTATCAATATTATATCCTGACCGGTGCCGAAAACGGATCATGCGACCTGTATGAAGCTTCGCTTCTGGCAACGTCGGGAACGGTTTCCTGTTCGCTTGCCGAAGGAAACATGACGCCAACGATAAGAGTTTATTTGGAAGACTACATGCAGCTGATTACGCAGCCTTTTTATCATAAAGGCAAAACGTTCGATGAACAAACGCTGATTATGAAGCCTTATGAGGAAGGCGGCAATCTGATAAATTATACGGACGACGGTTCGGCGGTTGATTTGAAAATGTATTTGTTGACCGGTACTGACAAGCCGGCGCTTTATCTGCTGTCGCCGGATGATACGTTCGAACGGCCGGAAGGCTATGCGGATATGACTGAAGTGGCGGACTTATCTTTGCCGGCGCATATTTACAAAAACGCCGGCGGCGAATGGGTGATGGGAAAAACGGATTGATGCTGAGGTTTTTAATTGTGTTTTGGCTGGGGCTTTTGCTCTGGCTTTTTTTATAAGGAGGAAAAAATGTTTATTGTTAATAAAAAATTCAGCCGGGCATGGGAACCGGTGACGGAAGCGGCAACGGGGGATACTTTTGCCGTTCAACCGTTGCTTCGGGATATTGAGTATATCGTTTTGGATCGACAGCCGACGGAAGACGAGCGCGGCGGGATTGTTCCTGCCAAAGCGCAGCTGATGTTTAAAAAGGTCGGCGGAGATTTGTATTTGCGTGATCCTGACGGATTAGGCCCCTCAATTGTCAGCATTGAAAGGATAGAAGCATGAATGACGTATTGTATGCCGGCGGCGCGTCCCCGGCGACAGGAACGGGCGGCGGTGATATTGATGTGAGCGGCCTGTTGAAAACGGATGCCAGCAATTTGGCGCCGGCCGGAAGAGAAGCAATCGCCGGAATTGCGGTTGCAAGTGTCAGCTTGGACAATCTGGCGGATAAGGATTTAAGCAATCTGTCGTCGGTCGGCAACGCGAAACTTCCGCTGCCGTGGAGCAGTTTTCAGGCCAGGAACATTTTGGCAAACGGTACGATCGGAGCCAACAAAGTTTCGACTTTTGCTTTGGATTTCTTGCCGGACGAAGGTTTGTACGAGATTATGGGCAGCGTATTTTTTACGTCGAGTTCAATCGTTACGATCCGCGGCGCGTTGAATCCCTCAATTTATGACGCGATTGCGTCTTCGCCGACAGCCGGTGTTTTTTTGACGACGGGCGAATCCCGCTGTGCCGGATTTTATGTCGCTTTGGTTAGTAACAAGACGATCCGGTTTTCCAATACCGGCAACAACGAGGCGACCGGCGGTTATATCAACGTTATTGCATACCGAAAAGTAGGAGATTAGGAGAATGTTTTACGCTTTTATAGAAGACAATAAACTGGTCGGCGCCGGCGAGTGCCGCCAATTGACGGAAGGCGTCGACAATGTGGAAATTTCGGAAGAAGTGTTCAGAAACATTGAGCGCTATGTATGGAACGGGACGGATATGGTTCGGGATCCGGATTTTGAAGTTAAGCGCCGGTCTGCCGAAGTACGGGCAAAGCGGGACGAACTGTTATGTCAGACAGACAAGTATATGCTGGCCGATTTTCCGATCAAATATGACGCGAAAGAAGAGTACCGCGCGTACAGACAATATTTGCGGGATATTCCGGCAGCGGAAAATTTCCCGAACGAAGCGGTATTGACGTTTGAGGAGTGGACCGTTAACCGGTCCTGACCGTCATGAAGGCGGCGGTTAAAAAGGAATTTGCAAAATTTTTGTTTCAACGCATGTCGAAAGAAAAAGCCGTCGGTTTAATCAATTCGTTTCCGCTGCTGGAAGCGCAAAAGAAAATCTTGATTGAGGTTGACGTTTTGAAAATTCCTCAAAAACAAATAGCCTGGCAGGAAGGGCGGGAGGTGAAGACCATCTCCCGCCGGTATAATAAAGCCCTTGAAATGTCCTCGGATCTGTTAACGGCTTATATTTCAAGGCTTTTGGAGTGTCCCGGAAAGTAGAACCGGCGGTGTTCTTTATGATTATTGTGACAGGTACTCTGGATATGAAGAAAGTATCCGGAGTTATTTTTATAAATAAGTTTTCGAAGGCTTTCTTCATTAACTCAACAATAATGGAGAAACGATCATGATGATTAAAACAGCAGACGGAGAAAAGTCCGTTGCCTCCAAAGGACTGGCCGGGGCCGCTCTCGGTTTGGCTATTCCGGGAACCGTGGCGCTGGTTAACCAGCTTTCAAACGGCGGTGGTTTGCTGGGCGGCCTGTTTGGCGGTCTGGGAAATGCCGGTGCCGTTGCGGCCGGTGCAACCGCGGTTGGTGACAGCCGGGTGATTTCGGCTTTGGAAGCGCATATTGCCAAGCTGGAAGCCGAACGCTATACCGACAGTATCGGTATTGACGTCTACAAAGAAGCGATTGCGTTGTCAAACAAGAACGACGACAAAATCAACGCCAACTACAAAGAACTGGCGGCAGCCTTTGCCGCTTTGGACAAGCAGGTGGCGGTCGATAAACAGGCGACGGTCGACAACTTCGCATATCTCAACAACCGTATTGACACGACCAGAAACGAAATTCTGTGTTATTGCAACGCGACTTTCGTTCCCGGAAAACTGGTTATGCCGCTTGACAACCTCTGTCCGGCTGCCATGCCGCGGTACAACGACTGGAAGGCGCCGACGGAATCGACTACGCCGGCAGCATAGCAAAGGGAGGGCGGCATCATGGGAAAAACCGACGCAATCGAGGAATTTAAGCAAAAGCTTCATCAAATAGAAAGCCAAGGCAGCACTCCGGTGCGGGCGCCGGTATGGCAGCGTTTTGATGAGCTGGTCAACAAGATGTCAAACGATCAGCAGGCGTTTGTCAACGGCGACGAGAAAGCCCTGGCCAAGCGGCAGCAGCTGATGACAACCTTTAATGACTGGCTGTTTGAGCGCTTTAAGGACGAGTTTGTGCAAATTCCCGCGTTTGCCGCTCTTGCCGGAGAGTATGTTGACGTTGTGGCGGAAACGGCACAGGAGTTTGGCCGGCATGCGGCAGGTCTGGAGAAAGAAAACGAGGAACTTCGCCGGCAGCTGGCCGAACTCCGCGCCGAACAGGGAGACAAACTGTTATGATTGAATCCTTGCAGCAAACAGAGCTTGATCTTTTTGAACAAGAGATTTTAACCGATTTGTTCGGCGGCGTTTCCTCCGAACATATGACGGTTGGATCCGGTATCTTCAAAGTCAATATTTCCGGGCAGGTCCAGAAATATATTGACAAATTTGAAAATCTGGTGCGGCCGCTGATGGATGAACAGGGGAAAATCGAAGGTTCAACGATTAAACAATATCTTTCGGGTAATCTGGCGGCGATTGTTCCGGACGGCAAATTCCGGCTGATAGAGGTTTATCGGCAGGCGGCGCCTCTTATCCGTAAAATAGCGGGAGGCATGAAATGAAAACTTTAACCGAACATGAGGATTTTTACAGCAGGCTGAGCGATGCCGGCGAGAAACTGCTGGATAAAATCGAGGCCAAGCTGGACAAGGGCGAGAAAATCTCGTCCGAAACGGTGGCCGATATGGCCAAAGCCGTTGGGCACATGATGAAGTCTGAGGCCAAGACGATTTGGATGATGAAACATCATGAACACGGTGAGGAACTGTAACGACGGGGAGCGGAAACGCTCCCTTTTTTGTTGGAGAAAAAAAGTAATGGATTGGAGTTTGTTTGCCGGCGTTTCGGCGCTGATCGGCGTATTGTGCAACTTTATCAGAATGGGAGAATGGAAAGCAAGGCAGGAAACAAAAGTCGACAATCTGGAAAAACGGATGGATGCGTTTGAACGTTCAATCGGCGAGCTTTTGCGGAAAAACGACGTGCAGACGCAACTGCTGACGGAACTGAAGGTTAAGCTGGATTTGATGTTTGAAGATAAGTCCAAAAAGAAAAGAGGAGAAAAGCTGTGACGGAAGACGATGTTTTAACGCTGGCGCGAACCGTATGGGGCGAGGCCAGAGGCGAGGGGACGGAAGGGCAAAAGGCGGTAATTCATACCGTCTTTAATCGTTTTAAATCAGGGCGCTGGTATGCCGGCAAAACGATTGCCGCTACCTGTAAGAAGCCCTGGCAATATTCTTGCTGGAACAAAAACGACCCGAATCGGGGCAAGATGGAAGAACTGACTTATATTGAGCTTAAACCGTATATTGATTTGATCGAAGAGGCGGAATTTGAACCGGATCCGACCGGCGGTGCAACTCATTATTATAATCCGAAGGTTTGTGCTGCGCCGAAATGGGCGGCCGGCATGCGGCCTTGTTACGTTTGCGGACATCATTTGTTTTTTAAGGGGATTGACTGATGGAAAATGAACATAAAAATTGCCGGTACCGGTTTTGGCGGTGGCTGATCGGGTTGGCATTGAAAAACAAAAGGGTTTACTGGTTGCTGTGGGGAATGCTGGCCGTGCTGGCAATATGCGCATGGCGGTTCGGTCTGGCGGGGTTGCTGTGGTAAACAGGCTGATACGCTGGGCGGTGACCATGCTTATGGTTGCCGCCCTCTGCTTTGCCTTTTACGAGGTAGGGCAGGAAGTCGGCCGAAGCGAGGCCAGAGTTCAAGTGGTAGAAAAACAGGTTGAGGTGATCCGATATGTGGAAAAGAAGAAGGCTGAGATTCATGCGCGCCCTAATGCCGGCCGCGATGATTTGCTTAAGCTCATGCGCGCCGGCCGGCTATA